AAATGTGTGGATACCACATCTCTATATACCCTATCCTGTCCCCATCCACCATGCCACGCAGAAGCCACCCTAGATGCAACTTCAGTTTTTAAACAATAACAATTAGTATCTATATGTTTATTGCCAGTAACACCATCCCATAGTCCTAGCGATTCACAATTATCTTCACATATATAATCACCATTTTTACTAAAGATTTTACGCAATGAATATGACCAATCCAGACCATTAGCTTCTATAGTATCTATACATGACTTCACATGATTATCCTCAAACCAATTATCCTGATCCAAGAATAACACATAATCTGTATTAATCAAATGGCTAAATGCAGCATATATCCTATGACCATAGAAACCACCAGAACCAACATTGATAGGAAGAACCGAGAATTTTAGATTTGGGTGGTTACCAAATTCATATATTATTTTCTTAGCTTTCATATAATACTGCTCACCATCTATGACAACATAACAATTAGTTTCCATATTTTGTCTGTATATCACTGATGATATTGCATCAGATAGTTCATTAGCACCGGTTGTTGGTATTATAACTGTCGCTGTTGTCATACTGTAAATCCTTCAAAGTTTTTCTTTGGTTTTTGAACAGAAAAATTTTCTATTTGACCAGAATCTATAATATCATATTGTGATGATTGTTCAGTATCATATAGTTTCATCTTTGCACGATCAATACCAATAGTAAATCGTTTGTTTTGTGTCAAATCAGAATATCTATTTTTTAACTGCTTAACCATAATTTGATTCATTTCTTGTAAATCATCAGATGATATCAACGCAAACATCATATCAGCAGTTGCTGGGAGTCCAAATGACTCACTAACATCTTCCATACCAGGATCCGATGAATTAAACCCACTCCTGGTTGTCTGCGTGGCTGATACTAATGGGACATCAAACTCTACTGCTAAACCCCTTAACTCCTCAGCAATAGCCTTAATATATGTGTATGAATTTACATTAGCCCCAACTCTTAATCTAGAACTACAACAAATATTAAGATAATCCACAAATATAATATCTGGTGTAAAATTCCTCTTAAGGTTCAACTCATTCAACAAAGTTCTAAAATGTGTTGCTGATGCTGATGCTGTCGGGTATTCCTTAATTATAAGTTTACCAACAGTTTTAGATCGTACTCTATCGACTTTCTTAATGTACACATCCTCACTTAAATTCATTAATTCATCAATAGTGACATTTAATAGATTAGCATCTATACGTTCAGCAATACGTTCTTCTGCCATTTCCATAGTAATGTATAGAACATTCTTACCTTGTGCCATACAAGAAGCTGCCACATGACACATAAACAAACTCTTACCAACACCAGTCCCGGCAAGAATTATATTTAATGTTTTTGTTGACAACCCACCTTTAGTAATCTTATTAAAATATGTCAGATCAAAAGGTATCTTGCTTTCTTGTCTATGGTAAAATTCATAACGAGATGTCGCCTCCTCAAGATAATCATGCCCAACAGAATTATCAAACGATACAGAAAGTGCGTCAGATAATATCTTTGGGATTGAACCTTTATCATGAGTTTTATCAGCACCATCAAGAATAGAAATAGAACCTAATACTGCATTGTATATAGACTTATCTTGACAAAATTCTTCTGTCTTATCAACAATCCATTCTAATTTAGACCCAGAATCACATACCTCAAGATTATTGACATATGCATTAAGTTTATCCACATCATCTTGAGATTTATTAGATTCACCAACATATATTCGTAAAGATTCTATTGTTGGTGGGTTATTATATTTTTCAGTAAAATTGACAATTTCGTCAAATATTGCCTTCTCTGTTCTATCTGCAAAATATTCAGATTTTAAAAACGGTAATACTTTTCGCAAATATTCTTCATTATGTATTAAATTCTTCAGTATTACTAGTTCTAGATTCATCTACGATTTCCTGGTCCATATTATTTGATATCATTTGAATGAGTATGTTACCTATATAATCTTTAAATTCTAAAGTATCAAGATCATCAAATTTATTGTATTCTACAACATCATGGGTAAATTGTAAATACATCTTACTATCAACTTCATCAAAGGTCACTTTACCAAAATTAAAAACAACCCCAGAAAAAGTCCCGGTTAATATCCTTATATGTACAATCTCTGGATCATAGTCAGGAATCACAAACTCATAATCAACACCCTCAACCATATTAAATAGCCCCCAATTCATCAGCGATGGCATCAAGTTCTTTACTAATTTCATCATCAGTGATAATAGCACCATTAGAAACTTGATAGTTATCTTTTATCCATTCTTGGAAACTTGTGCTTGAAATAATAGGCAACCAGAAATCTTTATTGTCTGTATCTTTTACTCGATATTTCTTTTCCTCAACTTCACCGGTTTCCACATTTACCTTTGAGTACCAACCATTGCTTGGTTTGATTACATGCCCAGATTCTAATGCCATTTCTAATAAACCCGACCATTTACTGATACCACCTTCAAATTTAACCGTAACAGGAATCTTAGATTTTTCTCTTGAATGTCTAGACTTTTCAACATTGATAATGAAGTTATATCCAGTCAATTCAGTTCCATCTTTTTCTTGTTGGCGGCCTAGAATAAAGATATTATCAGCCGATAAATAAACTCCAGTATTATGTGTGACAACACCATTTTCTAGTACATATTGATGATTATCAGCAACAGTTATATCAAATACGTTTCTTTTACCAACTTTTTCTATATTAACAATTTTCATATTTTTTTCTCTTTACAATTATCATTATGCCAGCGTTTAATATTACCGACAACACTTTCTTTCCCACAATATATGCAAATTTCGCGTTTTTGAAATGATGATGTTGTTGCCCAAACATCTTTATCCATAACAGTATCAAATATAATTTTTTCCACTTTTTGTATTTCACCAGTTAAAATATTTTTTACAGTTAATGTTCCTTTATGTGCCTTAGAACAGGCTTGTTTATGCGCATCACTTTTTTTAACACCACTTAGCGCAGATGAAATATTATCTTTGTGATTTTGGGTTTTTGGGATCCCTTTAGTTTTACCTTTTACTTTATTGGATATATCACTTTTAGTTTTTATAGAGTGGGATTTACCATAAAACGAGTTTAATTCACCAGATCTACCTATTTTTTTACGTACTTCTTCACTTAATGTAATACCTTTCGTTACACCAACCCAGTTACCATTTAACACTTCTGGGTGGATTCTTGGTAATCTAGCAATTTTCTCAGTTAATAAATTTTTATATGTACCATATTCTGGATTTGAATACGTATTAACAGTAGCAATGCTCCTATTAAAATAATTCGGCGAAGCAACAACATCATTAGCAATATGTGCATCTCGTTCCATAGATAATGCATCATTATATACATCAAATTCACCTAAAATAAAAACTTCATAATTACATTTTGATAATGCTTCTAAATACATATCAGAATTACAAGATCCTTCATATAGTTTATCTTTTTTATCAAATATTTTTCCTTCTTTAATATAACAATTGCTTTTTGACCCAATATATAAATTTGGTAACCGGGTTCTTTTAAATTTAAATAAATATACTATATACATTATATTTCCTATAAATATTTTATTCGGCACAGGTATTTATTACTCTGCTGATATTATTTATAAGATTTATAATTTCACAATGTTGTTATATCATCTCCAATATTAAGTTCCTTTGCCGATACAAATTCTGAATTTTTAAGAAATGGGTGTTCATCAGAGCAAATTACAGAGTAACCATCTTCAAATGTAATTTTATAACATTCTGGATTTCCATCTAAAAGTGTCTCTGGATTCCAACTATGTGTAACAATTTTAGGACCATCTTGAGTTTTAACCAAACATCCAGGTGTAATATCCTCAATAGATTTTAACGATCCATCAAACATTTGAATTTTGGTGCCTGCTACAACACAACCCCCAGATACGACAGGTTTACTGTACATCTCTTGTGTCATATAGATATGATTCACTGCAACCATTGGGATATCATACTTAACAAGATATGGAGTAATCATCCTAAAAATAGATTTCATCATCTTAGCTCTACTCATATCCTGGGTGCTCTTGCCATCAATAGCATCATCCGTTTCTTTTTTACTAGCCATGTTGCCCAATGAATCTACAACAAAGATGACCTTATCCCCACGTTTGATTTCTTGCAATTGTTGCATAACATCAAACTTGAACTCCTCCATATTCATGATGGGGGTATGGACCACTCTTTCTTTGTCAATACCAAGAGAATCAAAATATGATTCCGGCGTACCGAATTCACAATCATAGAATACTAATACTGAATCTGGATACTTATCCATATAGGACTTAGCAAGTATCAATGAGAATAATGATTTAAAATGTTTAGACGGACCACAAAACAAAGTTAATCCTGGGGTTAACCCACCATCAATTCTACCAGACAACGCTATATTAAGTGCTGGGATTGGGGTTGATACCATATCTTTTTTTGTGAAAAACTTCGATGATGATAGTATCGAAGAATCTTTAATGGTACTACTCTTTTTAATACGTTCCAATAAACTCATGGTATATTCCTATGTTAATTAAAAAAATCATCTAATGTGCTTACCTTTTCAGGATTCCAATTCATACAATCCAATATAACTTTAATTGGATCTATGAAAGTCTTCTCATACTGCCTATTATAATCCACATAATTGTCCAACCCAAATTCTGTTGGTAATCTACCTGGATATGATATAACATCATTCTTGATAGGGTTAGGCATTTTGAGATATACAAATTTCAGTTTTTCCCCCTCTTGGATATATGGATACTTCTTATCTAGTCCCAAATCTTTTAGGAGTAGATTATACAGTAATGCACCTCTAACATGAATTGGCGTTCCTGATTTGTATATTGACAAAACACTTGCATATTTTGTCAACCCATTAACACCTCTTGGAAAAGATATTTCTTCTGGTGGTAATTTGAAAAAATCTTCTTTGAATGTCGCAATGAACTTATGTATATCATGCTCAGTACCATTCAACATAATCTCGATAGATTTCTTCATCTTTTCCCTAATTGCTGATGGTGTTGATGATTTCACCATTTCCAATCCAGTTACTTTGATATGAGGTTCTGCATATTGTACACCTTCATTGTTATATACATTTAAGATGTATCTTTTCTTTGCTGTCCAAATACCTTTGTCACATAACGCCTCACGTTTCATAACCATCTTTTGCTCGTATGCATGAACATAGTCCGCAAGTTCTTGATATGATTCATCAATATATGGTTGTATCTTTTGTTCACTAACTTTATCCATGAATTGAATAACTTTAGATGTTGGTATGGAAATTTTACCATCAACACCATATATTTTATTCACAAGTTCATTCAATCTCAAGTACATACTATCAGTATCACAATATATGACATAATCAACATCATTAGTTTTCAATAATGTATTCATATATTCATTCATCTTTTTCTCTATCCAACGAATGGATAGTTGACCAGATGTTGTTACTGCTATCGCCATCCTGATATCAAAGAATCTAAAGTATGCTGACCCTAATGCACCATAAGCAGAATTTAATGATACTTTCTTAGCAAGTTGTAGATTGTTATACCTAGCAATCTTCTTCTCTAATTCGTGTTTAGTGAATGGATCAGTTTCGACCTCATATTCGCATTCAGCATCTAACATCATATTTTTGAATTTCTTACGATCCAAATACATTTCATGCATCATCTTCGGCAAGAAACCTTGAATATCAGTTCTAAAGAATTGGCCATTTGGTGTGAATGTCACACCTTTCAATTTAGATGTGTCGATCTCTTTATGTAGTAATCTTTCAATATGACACAATGAAGCAATATCTCGCATTTCTTGTGTATAGTTTTCAGGTTCTATCAATGTTTCAGGTGAAATATTATATTGCTGAATCAAATGTGGATAAAGGCTATTTAAGTCAAATGATGCTACCCAATCATGTTTACCAACCTGTGGGTGTTTAACAAAAGCACCTTCGTATAAAGCATCCTTTTCCTTATGAACGTTCGGTGGCACAATAATATTTTTCTCTAACAGATATGAATATGTAAGAGAATCCCACATACGAGTTTGTGTGAATATGTCCTCAAAATTAGATTTAGTATCATACGAAAGAGTCATTGCCAATTCCAACAATTTCAACTTCTCTTCTAACATTAATATTAGTCTAACATCTTGGATGTTATA